AAGGATAAATTATCCGCTGGCGAGGCCGCCCAACCGAACGGGTACGGCCTGGCGGATTATGCCGATGAGATTCGTAGGATGGAGAAGGTATGTGGGGAAAGTGAGGTCATCCGCATAATCGACCCTCGTTTGGGAGCGGCGAGCTATCAGAAGTCGGAAGGATCTTCTAACATAATCGATGATTTAATGGATGAAGATATTATCGTTCAACCCGCCGAAGCGTTAGACATCGAGACAGGACTTCAAGCTATTAACAATTTATTAGCATGGGATCGGGAAAAGGAGATGGATTTGGATAATAAGCCTAAATTGATGTTCAGCGATGAATGTCAAAATCTCATAAGTTGTATGCAAGCTTACCAACCAAGTGCTGGGCTAAAATGTCCGAGCAAAGATTTCGTAGATAATGCCAGGTATTTTTGCATCGGTAATTTCGAGTATTTTAGCGAGGACGAATTAATTTCAACAGGTGGAGGAGGGTATTAATTATGGGAGTAACTAAAAAGTGGAGTCAAATGCAGAGGGACCAAGTGGTAATTTTACGGAAGACTGGATTAAGCTGGCCGAAGGTAAGTAAAGGGGTGGGCATCCCTCGTTCTAGCTGTCAGAAGATTTGGTCTGAGGAATCGGATGGTAAAATCGAACTGCCCGCCCCACCGGCAAAGCAGATAGAAAAGGCTAGGGTGCTTAAACTCGTCCCCAATCCCCGCCTTATGCTCATTCATTTTGATGGTCGGGAAGGAATTGCAAGGTGCGTTAAGAGGCTAGAAGCCAATCACCCTCCAAAATCGGAAATTTATGTCAAAAAAGTCGAGGGAGACGATGATTTGTATCGAATCGCCTGATCAGACGGAGAAGCGGATTGATCTGATGTTGAGGGAAATGGTGGTAGAGGAGGGCTTGTCTGCATTTGAGGCGGGGCGTGAGCCGAACAATTTCACGCTGAAGGAAATTAGCGAATTTATCGGAGTGCCTATTATCGCTGTCCACAGAGTCTAAAAAGAGGCTTTGAAAAAACTTAAATTAATAATGTTAGAATTGGAGGTTAAAAATGGAAATACAGGAATTTAGCGAAAAAGGACCGGATGTAGATGCCATCAAAAAGGAGTTTGAAGATGCGAAAGCAGACTTGAGCTTTTGGATGGATAAAGCGGAACAGGGTAGGGAGTGTCGATTTAACGAGTGGGCTGGCAAGGATGAGTCAGGCAAGAAGAATGGTCCGGAGGCATTTCCTTGGGACGGCTCCAGTGATCTTGAGCCAAACTTGGTTAACCCGTTGATTGATGGGGATGTAGCCTTACTTTCTCAATCGCTCTCACAGGCCAACCTCGTAGCCGCTCCCGTCGAAAGTTCCGACATTGGCAGTGCGAAGATGGTAAGCGAATTTCTTAAATGGCGGATGAACTCAATGACGGAACTTCCTCGGGAAGCCGCCATCGGAGCGAACTATTTATTGCAGAATGGAATTACATTCTTCGGCACTTACTGGAAGCGGGAAACCACAAGAGTATTTAAGGATATTAGCCTCGAAGAGATTGCACAGATGTCACCCGAGTTAGCTATGGCAATCCAAGACCCTGAGATGAAAGAGGGAGTTGAGGAGATGCTATTTCCGTTATTTCCTAATCTGAAAAAGAGACGGGTTCGGAAGATGATTAACGAACTTCGCAATAAAGGAGTATCGAAAGTTCCGACTGAAAAAGCTGTTGTAAATCGTCCGGCAATTAAGGCTTATGAATTAGGCAGAGAAATAATCATCGATTCAAATGTGATCGATTTAGAATCTGCCAGGAGCATTCACTGCATTCATTATTATTCTCCCGAAGCACTCATGCAAAAAGTCAATGAGGGATGGGATAAAAAGTGGATTGAGGAGGTGCTTGAGAACAGTAAGGGCTTTTATGCACCTGAGAGTTACAGTTCTGATTTAATGTCTTACGACACCGGTAATTTTTACGGCACACAGGATTATGAGGGTATGGTTCGAGTAATTACGACATATCGTAAGGAATTGGATGAGGATGATGTACCAATTTGTACCATTACTTGTTGGGCAGATGAAGCTGAAGGGCATGGTTTTCATAGTCCGATGGAATATGACGAGGGCAGATATCCATTTGTCTGCATAACTAGGGAGAACCTAAATCACCGCCTACTTGATTCCCGAGGTTACCCTGAACTTTTAAAGAGTTATCAAATTTCAGTAAAAACTGAGATGGATGCCCGGCGAGACCGCGCCTCGATGAGTACCTTGCCAGCCGCAGAATATATTGTTGGACGGAAGCCCGAACGGATCGGACCAGGTGCGCAGATTCCAGTCCGCCGCCGTGGAGAGTTTGGATTCGTTGAAATTCCACGCTACTCGCCAGCCTCGATGGAGGTGGAGATGCAAATCAGACAACTCGCCAATAAGATAACCGGTCGGGCAACATCGCCCGAGGATGCGGTTGAAGCAAACAGCATCCGCCAGCACTTGGTCAATCAGTGGCTCAATGGATTCAAACAGATTTTAAATCGGGTTTGGTGCTTGGATCGGACTTACGGCGGACCACAGATATGGTTTCGGGTAACGAATAACGAGCAAGGCGCTCAGTTGATGCTCGATGAGACTGCCGAGGTTTATGATTTTAACATTACATGGAACTCGATGAATCAGGACGAGGAGAAGGTTCTTCAGAAGTTGGATACTGTTGGTAAATTAATGTCGCAGTATGACAGACAGGGTCAAGCTCGCTATGACATTTACCTCCGTAAAGTGCTTGAGGCTATTGATCCTAATCTTGCTGGACAATTGATCGCCCCAGCAGAAGAGGCAACCGACAAAGAGATTAAGGAAACTTCTGCCGATATTGCTAAGATATTCTCGGGGCAAGTGGTTAATGCACCACAGCAAGGGGTTAATTCTCAACTTCGCCTCCAAGTTCTTCAGCAATACTTACAAGGAACTCCCGAAGTGCCAGCGACTGATGTTCAAAATCGTATGCAAGAGGATGAAAACTTTGCCAAGAGACTTCAGACATATGCCGGTCAGCTTGAACAAATGGAAGTACAGAATCGCAATAAACTAATTGGCCAGCTAGGGACTGCCCCCGGCAATGTACCAGGTACTTCAGTAGCCGCTTAAATAAAAAGGAAATATTATGCCAAAAGTAGGAAAGAAACATTATTCGTACACGCCTAAAGGAATGGCTAAAGCTAAAGCCGCCGCCAAGAAATCGGGTAAAAAGGTAAGCTATGCCAAGAAAAGCACTCGGAAGGCCAAGTAAGGTTAACAGCCCAAGGAGAATCCGAAAGGGTGAAGCTGGGTATGGGGTTAAGAAATTTGTGGTCCGAGCGTCTGAAGGCGGTAAGCAGAAGACAATTCGCTATGGGGATGCCAAGATGAAGATCCGAAAGTCTAACCCATCTGCCCGTAAGTCTTTTCGTGCAAGGCATAGTTGTGATGAGAAAAAATCAAAACTAACGGCGGGGTATTGGTCTTGCCGGAAATGGTGATGCCAAAGGACGCTTGCTACAAAAAGGTAAAGGCTCGGGTAAAGGTATTTCCATCCGCCCGAGCATCTCAGCAGATTGCCAAATGTCGGAAGTCGAAGGGACAGGTTAAGAAGTCTCCGGCTGGATCTTCGTTAAAAAGATGGGGTGCTGAAAAGTGGAAAGATACACGGACCGGCAAACCATGCGGACAGGGTAAGGCAAATGAATACTGCCGCCCGACTAAAAGAGTTTCGAGTAAAACGCCCAAGCTAAAATCGGAGATGAGCAAGAGCCAATTGAAACGGAAGAAGGCGGAGAAATCGAAGGTTGGCATGGGCAGAAGAGTTAAACCAATAAGAAGGAAAAAATGACACTAGGAGACGCAATAAACGGCCTCGGCGAACAGACTGAATGGCTCGTAATAAAAGATTTTATTAAAGAACAGCGGGATATGTGCCTGGTCGATTTTCAGGACTATACCCATGTTGATAACCCGCAGAAACTCGCCCGCCTAAGCGGTGAGATTGCTGGTTTAACACGAATAGTAGAAAGCTTAGAAAATGCCGAAAGAGACACTGACACCCCATCAGCAATTTAAAAACGAACATCGGGCTTTGCTTAACCGCTGGCTTGAAGAGAGTGATATTGAAGACCATGACATGGCCAAGATCGTTTTAACTGATATAGAGGAATGGATGGACGATGAGGTGATTGAGTTTGAAAGCGATATCGACCTCGAAGATGACGAAGAACACGAAGCGTAAGGGCTATATCTACGAGCAGATTTTCTTTACTGAAGCTTTAAAAAATGGCCTAGAAGTTTTTTGCCCCCTCGGGGATCATTTACCGGTTGACTGCATTGTCGTAAATTCGGCGGGGCGGAAATTTAATGTTCAAATTAAGGGTTCTGAAAAATCAAGTGTTTCGGAGAGAAAAAATGGATGTGCTAGGTATAAATTTTCAACGACCACAGGCCGAGTTGTAAAATATCCGTTGGACTGCACAAAGGTCGATGTGGTGGCAATATTCTGCGCTGACATTAATACCTGGTATCTAATTCCATGCCTTGCAATTGATGGAGCATTAACAGTTGCGGTATACCCGCACAACCCCAATTCCAAAGCCAAGCACGAGAAATATCGGGAAGCGTGGGAAATATTTAAAACTGCCTGAAAAATTTTCTTGGCCCCCTGTCATAATGGGATGTGGCGTACCATATCGGTCCGCAGAACAACGCAAGAGTGCGAACTTTAAACGCAGAATTATGGCAGATACAGAATTAAGCGAGGCTCCGGCTGATTCGGGAGCAGAAACAACAACGCAAGGGATCACCACTTTGGAAGAATTAACGGCATCGTTCGTTGAGAAAGTCGAAGAGGCTGAACCCTCACAGGAATCTGAAGTGGAAGCTGGTCCCGAGACAACTACCGCAGATGCAGAAACCGACCAGGATACAGATGTTCTTTTACAGTCTACAGAAGACTCTGAGGAATCAGAGGAGGAAACGGAAGAGATAGCCGAAGAGGAGGAGTCAGGATCGGAAGAAGCTGAACCGCCCAAAGCTGTTGGCAAGCTACTCCGCCAGATCAATAAATTGACTGCGCGTGCAAAGGGAAGCGAAGAAACAGTCGAAGCGTTACAAGCTCAAATCGAATCACTGAAGGCTAATCCACAGAAGCAATCGGAATCCAGTCAGCCAGCCCTTGAAGAAGTAAATGACTTTGAGTCATTGGAAACCTTACGAAAGGAAGCAATCGCCGCCAAGCGTTGGTCACTCCAACACATCGGAAAAGATTATGTAGAATCCGGTGGGAAGGAATATGCCGATGAGGATATCCGAAATATTCTCACGCAAGCGGAAGATTACCTAACGGAGAAAATCCCCGAAAGGGCACAATATCTCCAGTCAGCGGCGCAGTGGCAACAGGATACGATCAATACTCACCCGTGGATTTCAGATAAAGTCGATACCGATATCGCCGAAGAACGCAGAGCCGTTTTAGGTCAGATAAAAAGTCAGTATGCAGACATTCTAAAATCCCTACCTAATGGCGATTTTATTGCCGCAACCCTCGTTCGAGGAGTTGAAGCGATTAAATCGGATCAAGCGGCCAAGACGGCCAAGCCTAAAGCCAAGAAAGTAGCCAAAGCACCTCCGACAACGATGGGCGATTCAAGTCCACCGGTACAAACCTCGGCCTCTCGTCAGACTGCAAATAAACAAAAGATTTTGGAGCGTAAAAATCTCTCGGTCAATGATCTCGCCGCATTCTTAGCGGACTAAAAAAATTTAAAAATCTTAAAATAAGGAATTACGAAAATGGCTATTGCTACAAGTTATAATGTTCTAAGTACCAAGGGTGCTAGAGAAAATTTAGAAAATGTGATGAAAACGGTTTCTCCACAAGAGACTCCAATTTACAGCACGATTTCACAATCAGCCGCTCCAAAAGCGACTCTTAACGAATGGTTAGTTGATTCACTCGCTGATCCCGCTGGCTCAAGTGCCGCAACAAACGCAGACGGTGTTGATATTACTCTGTCAAATGCCGCTAACTTAATTGACTCAAGAGCGAGGCTCGGAAATAGGGTAGCCACACTCAGAGATATCTTCGCAGTTTCTCGTCAGGCTGAAATGGTTGATGTTGCTCCTGGTGGATCGCTCTTTGCGGCCTCAACTGCAAAATCTTTAATCCAGTTAAAGAATAGTTTGGAAGTGGCAATCGCTTCAAACAACGATCAAGCCGCTGGTACAGGTTCTGCTGGAGCTACTATGTGCGGACTTGGAATTTGGTCTGACCCAACTGCAACCGGTAACACTTTCGACACATCCTTGAAACAAGGTTTCCGTGCAGTAAGTGGTTCCCGTGTAAGCCTCGCAAGTTTGACTGAATCCGCTTTCCGTGGACTCCTTCAAGCTGTTTACACTGCCGCTGGTTCTAAAGGTTCTTTCAAACTTTTTGGAGGTCCATCAGTCGTAAATAAAATTACTGACTACACAAGATCCACCACTGCAAACAGTGACTTTAACTTCAATCAGGATGTTAAGGATGGTATCTTGAAATTATCAGTCGTCCAATATATTTCTGACTATGGGGTCGTGGATATCATCCCGACTTTGTGGAACGGGCGTAGGGATGCCGGAGCAAGCGGAACAAGTACAGCACTTGGAACTGTTAACACAGATCGAGGATATCTCCTCCCATCTGATGACACTGTTTCATTGAAGTTCTTGGAAGGCATGACTGTACAGGATTTACCTGACAATGGTGCTGGAAAAAGGGCATTCACAGAGTGTATGGCTACGATTCGTGTATCCAATCCACGCGCTTTGGGTTCAATAGTTTAAGTTGGTTTATTAGTGTTATTTGGGGAGGCCGGTTGGGTAGTGGCCGGCCTCCCTTTTTTCTTTAGAATATGAGTCTCAATATAATAGTAAAAGGCGGAAAAAGAAGCGGTGGAATGTCGGGCGAAGAAATGGCTCAGTATTTAGCCAAGAAAGTAGACCAACAGGCCGCCCGTGAAAAAGCGGGCTACAAGCAAAGAGCATTAGCCGCTCGTAAATACGGCCAATCTGTTAGCGGAGGGAAGAACTTCCGAGCAGTTCGGTCCGTAGATTTATCCACTTACATGAGGCATGAACAGGAGAGGCCAGGCTGTATGTCTGATCCTCAATATTCTAAAGACTTCGCAAAAGCTAACCCCGAAACAGTTATAGGTAGTTAATAATTAAAATTTAAAAATCATGGCAAATTACGCAACCGCAACCTACGCAAATTTAAAATCGAGATTTCAAGCTTTGGCTGGACTCGAAAGCTTACAAACAACGGACGCAAGCTTTCTTCGAGATCTCGTTAACCGCAGAGCTAGGCTCGCCCACGAAAGATACCCGTGGCCTCAGTTTACAGTTATAGGTGAATCCATCGCCATTGTAACTAGCGATGCAAATCGTCTTCGAGTTTACGGCACATCGAAAAAAACCGCCAATGATGCAAATGTCGTTTTTCGTATTCATAAAGCTGATCCTGGTAGCACTCGCTACCCCGAAGAGTATACTTTTTATACCGAGTTGGACTCCGGTGGATTTCCTTCTGTGAAAATCATTGAGCCGACTACTTTGAACGGTATTAATCTTTTTGTAACTTATCGGAAAGATCTTCGCTCTGAAATTAACAGCGGATCAGCAACTACTGGGTACTATGGTGACGAAAGTGGTGATGAATCCAACGTCCCAAATTTCCTTCTCGATTACCTCGTGACCGGGAGCTTTGCCGATTTCCTTCGGGGTGACGGCCAAAACTCAAAGGCGCAGCAAGAAGAGCAAAATGCGGAGGCGATCTTGATGCAAGAAATCGACATGGTCCGCGAACAAGGCCGTCAATTTAGAAACGATATCCTTCAGTACCGCCCACCATCCCAATTTCAAAGGCACAACATTCAAGCCGGTGGGTCACCAGTTAATCCTGGCATGGCAAATGTTCAGTAGTTAGATGCGAACCATCGATTTTACGGCTTTAGAAAAACGCTTCCAAATGGCGGCGGGACTGGCCACCTTAACCGAGGTGGATGAGTTCTTTTTTAAGCAAGCTGTAAACACTCGGGCAGATTTAGTTTGGTCACGAATAAAATGGCCGGAGCTTCAGACATTAGTGGAAAAGACAGTAGCGGCAACCACTTCACCTATAGCCGCCGATAAAGCGGTTCAAATCGATAATGCGGTGGATATTCAGGATGTATTTAAAGTATACAATAAGAATCCGCTTACGGATCGCTCGGCCATACTAATCGATTTTCAGCTAATTAATGGATATGTAGTTTTACCCGCAAATTCGACACAAAGTTCAATATTCATAATGGGAAATTTAGTTCGCCCCGAGTATGGGAAAGAATCAGGTGATGAGCAAAATGTACCCATGTTCTTAATGAACTACCTGGTTGCCGGATGCCTATCTGATTTTTTGAGGGGAGATGGTCAGACAGAAAAAGCAATGCAAGAGGAGCAACGGGCCGAGGAATATTTAGCTTTAGAAATGGATAAAGCCGAACGAATCGAATCTCAGAATAAAATAACTTTTAACACTTACCCGAGCTACTCGTTCGGAGTTAACATTTTAACCACAACATAATTATGGGAATCTCAGCAATAAATGTAAACAACAGCATGGGGGCCAATGGGTCGGCCTATGTGAACGATACTGCAACAAAAACAAACGGCACAGACGGCTGGACCGCAATTCAGTTTACGGAGGACTCAGTTCTTGCCACTTTAGTCGGCAAAATGGATGACTCAGCGGACTTAATTTCCGATGCGGTAACTTTCGCCGCTGGGCAAGTTCTGTATGTACCGGCAACTTCAGTCTCCTTGGCTTCGGGTAGTTGCATCTTATATAAGGCATAAGAAATGCCGGATCTCGCACTAGGATTGTTGATCGGGGAGGGCGATGCAGATTCGCACATCCCACCCATCGGAGTCGATGGTGCATTACAGGCAGAAAGCGGACCCTATTTAAATACCGAGGATGGAAACATTTTAGCATTCGATTAAAGGAAAATAAAAAATGGCAAACAAGAAAATTTCAGCATTAACAGCACTTGGGGCAACTCCAGCAGTCGGCGATATCATCCCAATCACGGATGTCTCGGACACCACAGGCTCGGCACAAGGTACAACTAAAAAGGTAACTGTTGCCAACCTGGTAGCGGCCGCCCCACAGGGCGATTTGCTCGCATCCAATAATTTATCTGACTTAGCAAATGCTACAACTAGTCGGACGAATTTAGGACTCGGTACAGCGGCAGTCGCAAACACAGGCACATCGGATGGGAATGTAGTCGTACTAGATGCAGTTGGTTTACCAGCGATTAACGGATCGCAATTAACTAACTTGCCAGCAAGTTCAGTTGACGGCACAGCAGTTACCTCAACAGGAGAAACAGGAGCTACTAAATTCTTACGAGAAGATGGAGATGGTACTTGTTCGTTTCAGAATGTTGTAGTTGGAGACGCAGAGTTAAGAGGCACGGACAATCCACATATCGGAGCGTATCCTAATCAATCATTCTTAGTCACAGACAATCCAAGCAAGTCTGTAATGGTTATTGCCGACGGTAGTGGTAACTTAGAATTTTTAGTAAACTCTGACTCTGCAAAACTTTTTCTTAATAAACCAAGTCTAAGAGAAGAAATTACAACAGGAGTTTCCGTAAAAGAAGATTCAACCGAGCCTGACATAGAGATTACAACTACATCAGGAACTTACTCTTTAATCACAGGAGACTCAGATGCTTTAGGTGCTAATGGATTACCACTAAGACAAGGCTTTAACGCTCCCGATATTGGAGCAAACCCAGCACCATTATTAATCTCAGGTGGAACAATTTCTTAAAACTTAACAAACAAATATTATGGCAACAGTATATATTAAACCAGGAACAGGGTCAGGATCAGGCACATTAGCCGCTCCTTATTTTTATAGTGAATTAGCAACGGCAGAAACAGCAGCTGGAAGTGGGGGAACTATTCTTTTTACTGATGGCACTTATGCTTCGCCTGGGACTTTAGACGCTGCAAATGTAACTTACGAAAGCTTGAATTTACATAGTGCGGTAATGACAGGAGCAGCACCGATTTTTGGATCTTCTTCTGATAGCGTTACCGCAAAGAAATTTAAAATCACGCCAAATAGTGGCGAACGAGTTGAGTTACATGGTGCGAGCACTTTAGCCGACCAACTATTAATTGAATGCACAGACTCGTTTAATGTTCGCCCAAACACTAGTGGGATTTCATTAACTAATACTTTGATGAAACTAAGTCTCACAACAGGCACAGCATACGGACGCTCTTGGGGTAACTTTGGTACTTATAAAGGCAATACACTTTTTATTACCGACTTAAACGGTCGAAGTGCAAATTCAGTGTCTTGCCTCACATCCTCGCTAGGTAGTGGAGTTCCGAAAAATAGTATATTTGCGACTGATGACACGGCTAACAATGTTATCACAACAGTGGACAACACGGATGCAAACTCTACTAACTGTTGCTTCCACCAATTCGGAGCAAACAACACTTCAGATGGCACGAACAATGTATTCGCAGACCCACTATTTGTTGATGCCACTTCGGACTATCGCCTTCGCCCATCCTCACCTTGCATCAACGCTGGTACAGCTTCCTAAGTCATGGCACAGCAAAAGTTAGGACGCAAGGATTACACCATTGCGATAAAGCATGGATCAGATTCGGGTGCGGTAAAATTCAAGAAGGAAGCGTCTAAAGGGGAACTATTTTTCGACACCGCACAGAATAAACTCTACATCGCACTTACTGATGCGGGTACACTTGAAGCAACCGTTGTAAGTGTTACGCTTGCGTAATGGCCCCCAAGCAGTCAGAGGGCTTATCAGAATCCTCATCTGCGAGGGTCAATGTGCAGTTCGCCATCAAAATAATTGTTGGAGTGGCAACTGCGGTATGGTGTTGGTCTGAGCTTACGAACCGCATGGCGGCAATGGAACTCCAGGTAAGTCGGGTACAGCACGAATCCACACTTCTTGGCGATCTATCAGCAAGAATGATGCACCTGGAAAAGTTTGCAGAACAAGCAAAAGCGGATCTTGACCACTTAGTCGAGATGCAAGACGCACCGATAACCTCTGACTTTCAACAGTTTGAGCGACTAAACTATTTAGAAAAAGAGTTGGATCGACTTCGCAACAGGGTGGAAAGGTGAAATGGAAGTTACACACTATATGTTTGCTGGCCTTGGGGTCGCACTTTCCATCCTCGCATTCTTTATCAAAAGAAACAAGTGGGAGATAGATGATATGAAAGATCGAGTTCGTCAAATAGAAATATCTCATGCCGGGCAGATTAAGGACATTAATCATCTGACAAAAGTCTGCGAGGATCGAAGGGAAGATATTAAAAAGATCTTCGAGAAGATGGAGGCTAAATGAAATGTTTGAGCTACTTACATTATTTCTTACGGGAGGTGGTTCTGCGGCAATGGGAAGTATTCTTAAAGGCGTGTTTGGTGCGATTACAGATGCTCGTTCGCAGAAGCATGAAATGGAAATGGCAAGGGAATGTAGGAATAATGAATTTGCTATGCAATTCCAAGCATCACTCAATAATGGTGCTAGTGGAGCTTTCACTCGTGCTACTCGTAGGATGCTTGCTCTTATCGGCATGTTCACCCTCTCGTTCATTACCTGTATCACCACCATCTACCCCTCAGTTCCGCTCGTCAGTACAACAAACATTACAGGAGAGGGGAGGAAAGAATTTCTATTCGGACTCCTCAGTTTTCCAGCAGAGCAAGCCCCTTTGGTTGTTACAACAGGACATATCGCACTCTTCGAGGCAACAGTAGTGCTACCCTTAATCATAGGATTTTACTTTACACCAGGAGGCCGCAGATAATGATTGATCGAGCATCAGTTTTAGGAATGTCAGGCACGGCGGCCACCTTCGGTCTGTCCACCTTTGACTCGGCAATCGGGATAGTGGTAGGTCTAGTCACCCTAGTATATATGTCGCTCAAACTCTACCAGGAGGTAAAAAAGAAATGAGCAGATATCGTTCATACGGCCAACTAGACGATCCATTCGTGACAGAAGGGGATACTTTCTTTTTGCGGATGAATGCCCGATTGCGGCCTAACCAGCTTAAGCCTGGTGAGGTAGCTTTGTCAAAGAATGGCCGAATGAATAAGGATGGGACTTGGCAGACTCGGAAAGGTTTATCGACTCTGTTTGGATCGATTACATCGGGGACAAATGCGATCCGATTGCCTTACATAATTTTGTCGGCTCAAAGGCAGAGCAATGTGGTAACCTTAATATTAAGCACCACACCTTCACTTT